CTCAATTATCTTAATGGAAATAGGTGCATAAAATGGCAACAGGCGCAGAAGTTCTACGTTATTTAATTCCAACAGGTGGTTGGGTTATTGCTGGTGATACTTGGGAAGGCGTGCAATTTTTAGAAGCCAAACCAATAACAAAACAAGAATTTGAAGCAGGTTTTGACAAAGTAGACGCTTGGCAAAAGCAAGCAGAAACAGCAAAGGCTGCTGAAAAGTCTGCATTGCTTACACGCTTGGGATTAACTGACGCCGAAGCCAAATTGTTGTTGTCATGACATTTCCAGAGGGCACAAATGCTCGCCTGATCGAAGTCGCGGCAGCTGAGATCGGAACGGTGGAGGAAGGAAACAACCTAACTAAGTACGGCAAATTTACAGGCTTTGACGGTCAACCGTGGTGTGGGTCTTTTGTCAATTGGTGTGCAAATCAAGCTGGTGTCAAAATGCACAGCGTTGTCGGCACAGCTGTTGGCGCACATAAATTTAAGGAAACTAGCCGCTGGTCAAATTTGCCGAGTCTTGGCGCATTGGCGTTTATGGACTTTCCACATGACGGCGTTGATCGTATAAGTCACGTGGGCATTGTTATTGCTTTTGAGCATGGCAGTGACGTCGTTACTTGCATTGAGGGCAACACATCTGGGACAGGTGATCAACGCAATGGCGGCATGGTAATGATTAAGCAAAGATCATTAAAGCGCGACATTGTAGGTTTTGGCGTACCAAAATTTGTACCATACAAAGGCGACTACCCAGTCATTGCTACAAATGTAGCTGAGACAAAAAAGGAGAAAAAATGGACAAAGCCAAAGTCAAAGAAGCTGCCGCCAGCTATGCTCGATCGTTCATAGCGGCAATGCTTGCGCTATACATGGCAGGCATTACTGACCCAAAGGTTTTGCTGCATGCAGGTATCGCAGCTGTTGCACCAGTTTTGTTGCGCGCTGTAAATCCTAAGGACAAAAGTTTTGGGGTCACTGGGGAATGACCACTAACGAGTGGGCAGCGGTGGCAGGCGTAATCATCTCGCTTGCTGCTGCTGTCTACGGTGCGGTGCGCGTTATGGTAAGTGCAATAATGCGTGAGTTTTCTCCCAATGGTGGGTCAAGCCTCAAAGATCAGGTCAATAGAATTGAGGACAGATTAGAGTGGCTTGTCCAGAAAATGATTGACTAGCCTTTAGACTTATGCTATGGCAGCCAAACGTCAAACACGCAAGCGCGTAGTTACCGTCAAAGAGGATAACTATTCTGCGCTTGAAATGTATGCCATTGCACTCAATGAGTACTACAAAGCATTGCGTAAGGCTGGTTTTAGCGTAGAGCTTGCACTTGGTATTTTAAGTGACAAAGACGCTTACCCTGGCTGGCTTTTGCCAGAGCCAGTCGACCCGAACAAAATTGGGTCGATCGACTATGACGACGAGGACGACGACTAATGCGCAAAATTGTCGTTGTGTCAGATCTCCAAGTGCCTTTTGAGGACGTCAGAGCGACAAAGAATTTAGCAGCATTTATCAAACGTTTTAAGCCTGATGAAGTTATTACAATTGGCGACGAGATAGATTTCAATACGATCAGCAAATGGTCGCGTGGTTTGTCAGAGGAACACGAGCCGACTATTGGTAAAGACCGTGATCGCTGCGTAGAGTTGCTATGGGAATTAACCAGGTATGTGCCAAAGGCAAGCATGGTCAGGTCAAATCACACAGACCGCTTGTTTAACAGCATTGCCAGCCGTTTGCCTGCATTACTAGGTGCGCCTGAGTTGCGCTATGAAAATTTTATGAAGCTCGACGAGCTAGGCATTGACTTTTACCGTAAGCCTTATGCGATCGAGGGTACAAACTGGATAGCCATTCACGGCGACGAGCAGGGCACTACGCCCAACGCTGGTGCATCTGCTTTACGTGCAGCTAGGTTGCACGGCAAATCGGTCGTACAGGGTCACACACACCGTTTAGGCATAAGCACATTTACAGAGTCAAGCGGCTACAAAATGGGGCGCACATTGTGGGGCATGGAGGTCGGCAACCTAATGCGTTTTTCAGCTGCAAAATACACAAAAGGCACAGCCAATTGGACACAAGGCTTTGGCATTTTACGCATTGAAGGCGCAAAGGTAAGTCCACAGATCGTGCCTATTGAGCGCGACGGTTCATTTATTGTGGACGGCAAGGTTTACGGATAGCAAACGATATGGACGATTTAGACATTGACGTTCGCCGCACAATTGACGACTCAGTAGATGAGGCAGAATTGTTGTCATTTTGCTACGACACGCCGCACAACACGCGCAATACTTGATTTTGTCAGACTCATGCTTCACCCTGTATTTAGGTGGTAGCCGTTACCAACCTAGATCGGGAGAAAAAAATGGTCTTAGACCTAACAGAGCTTGAGTCATGGTGGCGTTTATTCTTTTTAAGCGTCTGGACAATTACAACAATTGCACTTGGTTATTCAATTGGCTTCAAGGAAGGTCGCCGAGAAGGCGTCGTCCGTGGTAAAGCAATTGGTCGTCACGCAGCTAATGCGGTGCGCAAATGACTGAGTTAGCACATCTAATCAAGATAGCAATGACAACATCACGTGGCTGCTGCCACGAGCCACAAGGTCAAACATGCGCTGATTGCATGTCACAACACATAGCCGACGTAGTAGCTCACGATAGGGAGAATAACTAATGTCCTTTTTAGATAACTATGAAGGCAACAAAGATCGCACAGATCGCTGGATTGCAACCTTTCCTGAAGGGCGCATTATTGCTGACATTGTAGAATTTAATGCAAAAGAAGGTTTTATACTTGTAATGGCAACAGGCTGGAGAAACCAAACAGAGGTTGAGCCAGCTGACGTTGATTATGCCTACGGGTATCTAGCCGCTTACAACCCAAACATGAAACGCTGGTTTGTTGAGGACACAGTTACAAGCGCAAAATTACGTGTTATGGCTAATTTGCTTGGTGGCACAGAAAAGGCAACTCGGGAGACAATGGAACAGGTAGAAAAGTTAACAACAAAAGTCGCAACAGCTGACGTCAAGGTTGATTACGACTATTGGACAACAAAACACGGCGACGTGCCTAGTTTTGCTACAGCACCAGAGGCAGAGCAATCTGGTGTCGCCTCATTTGGCTCGTCTATTAACGAGATCGCAGAGCAGCTTGGGGGTCAGTTAATAGAGGAGAAGCCACGTTGTCCTCATGGCACACGTGTTTGGAAAACAGGCGAGTCAGCCAAAACTGGCAAATCTTGGGGCGGTTACTTTTGCACTGAGAAAGCAAAGGCAGATCAATGTGAGCCAACCTGGTATCAGTTAGGCAGCACTGGACAATGGGTTGTCCGTCTTGGGTGAGTACGTAGAGCTGATAAACCCAAACACAATGACTTGCCGTTTACTAAAAAACGGTGTTGTTGTAGCAATCTACAAAATGAGCCAGTGTGACAAATGCTCAATGCTGTCAAAGCATGACGACTTTGGCTATCAAAAAGGTTATGACAATCGCGACAACATCATTTGGTTTTGCGGTGGTTGCAGATGAAAATGAAGTTAACAACAAATGAATTATGTCTGTGCATGGTTGCAGCTGTAAAGATCACGAGCGAAAAGGGTCAATTGCCGCTTGTCTACCATGTGCAGTCATTTCATCTATACCTAGCCGAGATCGCTGAGTCAATTGGTGCTGAATGGGTTGTGGCAAAATACTTTGGTTTGCCGTTTGACCCATTTGTGGACAAGGGCAAGCACACAGCTGACGTAGGCAAAGGCATTGAGGTCAAGTGGACTAAGTACGATCAAGGTCAACTCATTGTCTATGAATACGACAGAGTGACAGACGTTGCCGTGCTGGTTACTGGTGAAGCACCAAACTATGTCATTAAAGGCTGGATACCTATTGCAATGGCTCAAAAGCCACGTTATCGACACAGCAAGCAACCGACTTGGTGGGTCACGCAAATTAACCTGCAACCAATAGAAAATTTAAGGAAGTCACACCATGAACAAAGTGCAATTTGAGTGCCGAGTATGCAAAAAGATTACATTGCAGCTAGTCCACAAGGTCACCGATAATTTGCCACCTGGTGTTGAGGTTATCCAATGCACAAAGTGTGAGGTTATGGGTGTTGCCCAGATAGGTGGCAC